CAGCAGGTGTTTCTGCGACTGTTCCTTTTGTATTTGCTGGCGCTAAAAAGTTGTATGACGGGGCTACAGAAAACAGAATGGCCCAACAGCTAGGAAAAGGAGAAGACTTTTTAAACTTGATGTTTACTGACGGTCTTGCTGGTAGCGTCTACAGATCAGTTGTTAGTAAAGCTTATGGCGGTAAAACCTTGACCGAACAACAAGCTAGGAAAGTTGCCGGAAGAGCGCTTACTCCTACTATGATAAAAGAGGAAAACGATCGAATCATAGAAAAAGCCGCAAAAGAGCTGGACAGAGCTAAACGAATAATTGGAAGAGAAAGCAAAGAAAACCAAGAGCAAGTAACAGAAGAACTTGCCGATAGAATTTCAGCGGCAAAAATAGAGTTTGAAGAAGCTAAGAGTGCGATCGCCCAGAGAAACGCAAGAGAAAAATTAGTTATTCTAGAGAGAGCTGAAAAAGACGAGGCAGTAAGAGAAGCTCTTAAATTAAAAGACGCTGATGAAGCGGTATCGGTTGCGAACGCTTCGTTTAGAGGACAAACTTTAAGGGCGTCTGCGCCTCCCGGTGCCCCAGAAGAAGAAATCCTGGCGCTTGGGTCTATGGACCCACAGGCGGCATTACGTCACTTAGACAGGCTTTGGAGCGAGTATGGTTTTACGACTGTTAACGATTTACAATATAAGGTAAACCCAAGCGCCTTAGACGCTATGGTTGTTCGGGTACAACAACAATATCCTGAATTAGCGCTTTTGGACAGCGGTGCTTTCCCCACTAAAATTAAAAAATATTTAACAGACGAGCTTGAGCTAAGATCCGTGGATGGTGTTATCAGTGGTAGGGATCTGATTCAGATAAGGTCTAACGTCGCCCGAGCTATTAACAACCTATCCGACGGTTCTTCCACAAGTAAACAATTTGCTAAAGAAGTACAAGCAGAGATAGATGCTCTACTTGAGTCTGGACTAAAGCCAAACCAAATTGCTGAATTGGAGGCAGACAGATTTGCTTGGAGTGTTAAATCCATAGCAGATAGTGCTACTGCAAGAGCCTCTGGTGGGAACGCCGCTTCTGGGGCTTATACGGCCAAGGAGTGGCTAGAGTCTGTTAAAAGTTACAGCCCAAGGTTTGCCGCTAGGGCACAAGGAAGGTTTCAGCAAGAAGCTCAGACGTTAGCTAAACTTAACGAGAAAAACAAGAAAAACATACTTGCAAAGGCTGACAAAGATGTAAAGGCGATTAAACTGCAAGCAGAGGCTGATAAAACTAAGCTTCAAGAATCTATAAAGCAAGCTAAGCGTGATTTAACAGTAGCGCATAGGCAACAAGTAAGAGAACTAAGAAGACAGGCTCAAGTTGAAGGAACGTCAGTTGCTTCTAGACAAGCTTTGCAGGAACGTATTGCACAAGCACAAAGAGACTTCAAAATAAATTTAGCAGACCTAGAAAAACAAAGAATACGCGCCAAAAACGAAACAGAGGCCCTTAAAAGACTTATGCCAAGTAGCTTTGACGCTTCTGTTTTTGAAAGTCTTTTCAACACGGCGTTAATAGGTCAGGCGTCTATCTTTGCTGGCAGGCAAGTAGGAATTGTAGAAGGTGCTCAAGCTTTTGGAAGCAGTCTTGCGACAGGTTTCATTGGTGCGCGTTTGTTAGCTACAGAAGTAGGACAGCGGTTGATTGCTAAGCAGACTGAAGGACAGCAAGCTATTCGTAGAGGCGTTAGTCAACTTGATGAAAAAATACAAGCATCGCTAGAGTCTATCCCCCTCGGGCGAGGTGCAACCTTAACTGGGTCCGACGTAGCGTACACCCAGCCTACGGGTGCTGTTACAGGAATAGGTGAATCGATCGCTGTGACCGAAGGTACTTTGTACAACGAACAGGCAAAAGAAACAATAAGAAGCTTACCTAAGTCTAGCCGGGCTAGTATCTACAGGAAACTAGAGGCTAACGGTAAGCTAGAAAGACTACGGGCAGAAGACCCTAAGTTTGCACGAGAGCTGAAGAGGGCAACACAGGACTAGAGCTTCTCTAGTACCCACTTAAGACCCATAATTTCACCTCGTATTTCGTTGTTACGTGCCGCAGGGATGCTCCTAGTAAGTTTGTGCTCTAGTATACGAATACGTAGCTCTATTTGTTGCTTGATGGTATAGCTCATTTCAACCTCTATGGTAAAAAAGGGGGCCTAAGCCCCCACTAGCGTCACAATTCGCAGTTGTTGCCGGTACAGGCTAACTGCTGGGACCCTTCGGTCATGTCCGAGGATTCTTCGATGTTCCAATCGATAGTCTCGGGTAACTCTGCTTTCATTTCTTTGTAGGTTTCAATATCCACAGGCTCGTAAGGTGCTTGTTGATAGGTGTGCTCACTGTAAGGCAAGAAAGAAATACCACTAATCTTGTCAAACTTATTGTACAGCCACTGACCTACCTCAAGGAACTCGTTGTCCCGGTAGTAGCACGTCATGGACGGCTTATGCTCACACCAGTAGTCCTGATAGATCTCCCAAAGGTCTAACTGCTCCATGGCACCCATCTTAGAGGCCGTCACAACCCCGTCAGGCGACTTTATGGGGAAGGAGAATACCTTGGTAGTGGGTGACATTACGTCGTCCTCTACGGGGATTCCGGCGGCTTCGAGGACGGAGCATAAGGGGTCCCTTGCATCCGCTCTAACTCGTCTAATGTACTGATCCGCATATCGAGGGTGGATACCAGATGCAGAATCAACCAACTGACTAACAGTACCGGAAGGTTTAACAGCAGTAATGGCAGTAGAAGCATTAATACCAAGGCGACCAGCCCATTCTGCATTAACTTTAATCGCTTCCTCTCGGAGTTGAGAAAGCCAATCTTTAAGATCATCTTTGTTTCCTCTTCCTGACATTACAGCGTGATCCATAATACCCGTTAGTGACACGCCAAGCAGAGCCTCTTCTTGAGTGTTGTCCTTCCAGATCTTGCGTAGGTAACGGAAGTCTGTCAAGGTAGCTTGTAGAGTCCCAAGGATAGTCGCAACACGTACTTTTCGTTTGAGGTCTGCGAGACTATCGTTTTGCCGGATGACAACTTCTGATAGATTGCAGAACTGGTATGGTCGCAAGATGATCTCGCTACATGGATTAGTTCCAAAATCATAGGTAGCATCTCTTCGCCCGTTCTTTTCAGCCTGTCGTTGACTTGCGACTCTAGAGAACATACCTCGCTCTCCTGACCGGGACTCGTATAGGCTTTGCCACTCATTCAAAAACGCCTCAAAGTCTGGCTTCTCTGTATAACACGCACTGTTGTTTGCCAACCCTCGTTGTGGATTGTCTACCCACCATTGTCCGGACTTAGCTCGTCGGATTCGATCGTCAGTGAGGTTACTAAGACTGATAAGGGCAGACCTTCTGACGCCTCCGACGACAACGATCTGTGCAATCTTACAGCAGATATCGTGTGCTTCGATTGAAGAGAGTTTACGTCCAGAAGCGGCCCTAAAGACCTCAACGGTAAAGTTAAACAGATCGACAAGAGGTTCTGGACCAGACGCTCTACCGCCGAAAGTCTTAAGGGTTGCCCCAGCAGGTCGTACTCCACTGATGTCCCATTTGGGAAGTTGACCTGAATACAGCAAGCTGATAAGTTCTCGATATGCTTTAGCCCATCCAATTTTACTGTCGGCGACGTGTATAACGGTATCGGTGTCATGGAATTCCTCTGCTACTTCTGGTAGTTTACTAATGTATTGTCGTTCTACGCTAAAGCCTACTCCGGTGCCACACATAAGCACGTACATCATCTCGTCAAAGGCTTTAGGGTGGTCGATGGGTAGATAGCTACAGTTGAAGCCAGCAACATTGTCACGCTTCAGGGCTTCTCCGGCAGTCATCAAAGCCCTCATGCTGGGCATAACGTCCAGATCATGGATAGCCGGGAAGATTTCATTCATCTCGTCTAGAGTAATCTGACCACGCTCAAGCCAAAACTCCAAGTATCTGTTTACTGTTTCTTCCCAAGTCTCTCGTCGGTTCTCGTCGGGTAAGTACCGGGCGTAGCGTGACTTGTGAATGTATTGTTGATATGCGTCCATTAATTAATTTCCTTGATTAGTCTGTCAATGTACCACCGGCACTTCCGTAAATCTTCCACTGGCTTACCTTTGTAGTCGTACCGCCAAAGGTACTTCAAAGCGTTGCCTTTCAGGTATCCATTAAATTCATTAGCAGGCATGGACGCCTTGATTGCTTCTATCGCTTCGATTGCTCCTTTGTTGTAATGATCTGGCTTTTCTACCGGGTCTGGGGTTTTCAAAACAGACAGACTATCTAATGCTACCAATGCGTCCCACTCTTCGGGTTTTGCGTTGTCAATGCTCATCTTCGTCCTCTAGCTCTTCTTCAAACTGTTCCAGTCGGTTGATTAATTTATCTTCAAATCTGTCCAGTAACTCTTCGGAGCTTATCTCTAAAGCTTCCAAAAGATCGTCAGGATCATAGATTTTCAAGAGGCGCTCCTTAATTTCCTCTAGCGTTAGTGACATAATCAATCAACTCCTGTAATGTATCTATATTATACCATAAAATTCCTTCTTTGTCACACCATTGAGACATGGTCATTTTAGCCCCCTTACGTATCTTCTTGTTTGGTTGCATCAGAACAAACACCAGTTGCTGGTCGTCGGGCAGACTGTCTCGTATGCTGGTGTACTTTTTGGTGTCTCCTTCTCGGAAGAATCCCT